CTCGGGTAAAAGAGGTTACTGATGCGTATAGAGTTTGTTTTGCCTTACCCGCCGACGGTGAACACCTACTGGCGACGTCGTGGCAGCACATATTTTGTATCAAAAGCCGGTGAGCGTTATCGCCGGGCTGTGGCGCTTATTGTTCGCCAGCAGCGGCTGAAATTAAGCCTGTCCGGAAGGCTGGCGATAAAGATTATTGCCGAGCCACCGGATAAGCGCCGCCGTGACCTGGACAATATTCTGAAAGCGCCGCTGGATGCGCTGACGCATGCGGGGTTGCTAATGGACGATGAGCAGTTTGATGAAATCAATATCGTTCGTGCTCAGCCAGTATCTGGTGGACGTCTGGGGGTGAAGATTTACCCCATAATGCTTGAAGGGCAGGTCAAAAAATGAAACTGGAAGATTTACCGAAATACTACTCCCCAAAATCCCCCGGCCTGACTGATGCATCGGCCTCAACGTCGAAAGATACGCTGAGTATCACTGATGTGATGGCCGCGCAGGGCATGACACAGAATTGGGCTGAGATGGGGTTTTCTGCGTTCCTTGGGAAAATGGGCATTAGTATGAATGACAGAGAGCGGGCAACAGAATTGCTGACAGAATATGCACTCAGTCGGTGTGATCGCGTGGCGGCGTTAAGAAAACTCCCGGCAGAAATAAAACCGGCAGTGATGCGTATTATGGCTTCGTATGCGTTTGAAGATTATGCCCGTAGCGCGGCGAGCAAAAAACAGTGCCCCTGTTGTCACGGAAAAAAATTTATTGAAAGCGAGGTTTTTACAAACAAGATCCAGTATCCGGATGGTAAGCCGCCAGTGTGGGCAAAGTGCACAAAAGGCGTGTATCCGTCTTACTGGGAGGAATGGAAAAAAGTCAGGGAGGTGGTAAAAGTTGCCTGTCCGGAGTGTGGAGGGAAGGGGGAGGTTTCCACCGCCTGTAAAGATTTTCGTGGGCGCGGTGTTGCCATTCATCGTGAAGAGTCGGTAAAACGTGGTATGCCTGTTATCAGAGACTGCCAGCGTTGTGGTGGTCGTGGCTATGAAAGATTACCTTCAACGGAGGCATTTAATGCCATATGTAATGTAACCGATGCCATATCTCTTGATACATGGAAAAAAACAGTTAAACGTTTTTACGATACGCTGGTGGTGCAGTTTGATATTGAAGAAGCATGGGCAGAACAACAACTGAAAAAGGTGACCAGATAGCTTTGTTGATTTTTCCCGAATCTGTGGTAAATTTGCCCTAACGATGGGCGTTTTATGCCTGACGTTAGAAGATTTTTTACACCCGTCGCCAGGCGGGTTTTTTTATGACTGAAATCACGCCAGTACAGTAAACGCGCTGGTGGTTGTGAATACCGGTCTTTCTGCTTGCTGGCTTTTTCGACAAGAGTTATTGGTGTGTCACGTTAACCGGAAAAAGGAAAGTTTGAGAAACGCGATCTGGCACAGGCGGTGATTAACGCCGCATACCTGGTGGCCTGTGCAGATGGTGAATGTGAGGCTTCCTAGAAAGCGAAGATCGAACAGGTACTGCGTAATCAGCCAGCGCTGTCCGCGTTTACGTCAGAAATTAATGCGATTAGCGCAACCATTATCGGTCAGCTGGATACGAACTTTAAAACTGGTCGTCGTGCGGCGTTACGTGAGATCGAGGATGTGAAACACGATACGCGTGAAGCGGAAGATGTGCTGGATGTGGCGGTGGCCATTGCGGAGGCAGACGGCGAAATTGAGCCGGAAGAGCGCAAGGTGCTGGAAGAGATTGCCGGTGTTCTGGGTCTTCGTCTGGAGAATCACCTGTGACGGTAAAACTGCGCCTGGCTGTGGCTGCACTCCTGCTGTTTCTGGTGGTGATGGTGGATTTCACCAGCAGAATCATGTCGGTGCTGGCGGATGGGGTGCTGGTCTGCGGCATTGTGGTATTGCTGTGGCCGGTGATAAAAAGAAACAGCCTGCATAATGCTTGATTTTTTTGTTTGCTGTTTATTAAAAACACTTCTGCATGGTGAATCCCCCTGTGCGGAGGGGCGATCAGCAACCAGGTATATGGGATAATCGCGGATTCAGGTGCTGATACTGAATTCACCGGGAGGCACCCGGCACCATGCAAGAAAAAGAATGTGCATGCAAACATGCCCCTCTCCGGAGGGGCATTTTTTATGGGTAAAAAATGCCCGAATGGGTTCGGGCAATAGCATGAGATACTGATATTGTTGTGTTGTTATCGTGTGGATTTTAACCAGGGTTTATCAGGCTGCGCAACTGCGTGGCCTTTTTTCATTTCTTGGGCTGTAGTCCCCGTGTGTCATTCAGGCTTCCGGACTACAGCCCACTCCATATCTGATTTAATACACTATCCCGGCCGGGAGGAATAATGACATTTAAACATTATGATGTTGTCAGGGCGGCGTCGCCGTCAGACCTTGCGGAAAAGCTGACACACAAACTGAAAGAGGGCTGGCAGCCATACGGCGGACCGGTTGCCATTACGCCGTACACACTGATGCAGGCGGTGGCTATTGAAGGAGAGCCACAGGTCGGCCCTTCATCTGAGCCGGATTGGTACTACGTCATCGTACTGGCCGGGCAGTCCAATGCCATGGCTTACGGTGAAGGGCTTCCGCTGCCGGATTCATACGATGCTCCGGATCCGCGCATTAAACAGCTGGCGCGCCGCAGTACAGTGACGCCGGGTGGGGCTGCCTGCAGATATAACGATATTATTCCGGCCGACCACTGCCTGCATGATGTGCAGGATATGAGTACGCTGAATCATCCGAAGGCAGACCTGAGCAAAGGGCAGTACGGCTGTGTCGGCCAGGGCTTACATATTGCCAAAAAACTGCTTCCGTATATCCCGAATAACGCGGGGATCCTGCTGGTACCATGCTGTCGTGGTGGTTCGGCATTCACCCAGGGCGCGGAGGGGACATTCAGTGCGGACGCGGGGGCCAGCCAGGATTCGGCGCGCTGGGGTGTGGGTAAACCGTTATATCAGGACCTGATTGCGCGCACTAAAGCTGCATTACAGAAGAACCCGAAAAATGTGTTGCTGGCGGTGTGCTGGATGCAGGGAGAGTTTGACATGAGCGCCGCCACCCACGCACAGCAACCTGCGCTGTTTACAGCCATGCTGGCACAGTTTCGTGCTGACCTCTCCGTGTTTAACGCGCAGTGCCATGGTGGCAGTGCTGCAGATGTGCCGTGGATTTGTGGTGACACGACGTATTACTGGAAAAATACCTACGGCACCCAGTACAACACCATTTACGGGGCGTACAAAAACAGGGAGAGTGAGGGCGTTTATTTTGTGCCCTTCATGACAGACGGTAACGGCGTCAATACCGCCACTAACGCGCCGGCAGAAGATCCGGATATTCCGGCATCAGGATATTACGGTGCGGCATCGAGAACGAATGGAAACCAGGTATCATCAAACCGCCCGACACATTTCAGTTCATGGGCGCGCAGGAGCATTATTCCGGATCGTCTGGCAACCGCTATTCTGAACGCAGCCGGGCGCACCTCAGCCTTCATCAGTGGTAAGGCACCGGAAATCAAACCCTCGCCCGGCGGCAACACGCCATCGGGTCCGTCTGCAGATACGTCCGTTCGCACAATCTCCCTGCTGCCGGCAGCCGGAGAGGCTGCTGCGCAGGGCTGGAGCATTAAGGATGGCGGAATTCAGTTGTCAGATGGTGTATTTAAGATCACCAGGCAGAGCAATAAAACCTGGTCCCTGACGCATCCGGTGGATGACGCAATTACCCTGCTGACACAGGGCGGCAGACTGACCTGTAAGTTCCGCCTGTCAGGCGCACTGACCAACAATCAGTTCGGGCTGGGGATTTATCTGTATACGGATGCTCCCGTTCCTGATGGTGTGGCGATGACGGGTACCGGTAATCCGTTCCTGATGTCGTACTTCACTCAGACCACTGACGGCAGAGTGAATCTGATGCATCACAGGAAAGCCGGAAACACGAAGCTGGGGGAGTTCGGCGATTACGGTAACGACTGGCAGACGCTGGAGCTGGTGTTCACCGCCGGCAGTGCCACGGTTACTCCGAAACTGAATGGAGTGGCTGGCCCGGCATTCCAGGTTATAAAAGACAGTCTGACACTGGGACTGAATGCGCTGACGCTGACGGATGTTACAAAAAATGCAGCGTATGGCGTTGAGATAGAAAGTCTGGTGCTGGAGATAAATGCACCGGCAGCATAATAAAAAAAGAGCCAGCGACTGACCTGAAAGAAGACGCTGGCTAAAAGGCCTTATATGTTTGTAGAGACTTATTTTTCACAGACAGCAATGATGCCTGTCAATATATTATCAATATGCGGATTGTTTCAGTTACAGATGCTTTATTAAGGAAAAAAACAGCCAGCACTGACTTTCGGTGGAGAGGTGCTGGCTCAGAAGGATAGTTGGATTTCACATGATACTTATGCCTGGCGGTATATTTTCTGACAGACAGTGACGGGTGTTGTCAAGATATTGTGTCATTTATAACCTGAATCAGGGGAGGCCGGAATGTTATCTGGCATTTTTAGCAGAGCCTGAATGCCATAATCACGGCTCCCGGAGTTGGCCGTCAGTGGGTGACACTGGCGGCTTTTTTGTTTTTCTTTACTTTCATTTTCTGTCGGCGGTGACGGAGACATACATCAGATGGAAAAAATCACAACAGGTGTGTCATACACCACGTCAGCGGTGGGGACGGAATACTGGTTACTGCAGCTGCTGGACAAAGTCTCTCCGTCCCAGTGGGTGGCAATAGGAGTGCTGGGAAGTCTGCTGTTTGGCCTGCTGACGTATCTGACTAACCTGTATTTCAAAATCAGAGAGGACCGTCGTAAGGTGGCGCGGGGAGAGTAGTCGATGAATAAACAATACGAACTGGTTGTAAAATGAATATTTCTAACTGAAAAAACGTTCCATGAGGTAAGAAAAGGTCACAGGCAATCAATAACAGGACGTGATGAAAGACCCTTGCATTTGTGCGCTTTCTCTTTAGATAGCAGCAGATACTGAAAATCTGAGTTGTCGGGGAGTCAGGGATACAGCTGTGCAAGAGTTGGTCATTGTGATTCCATTGAAATCCTGTATGCCATGAAGGGCAGGATTTTATGGCTACCTGAGCTTTGGTGATAGTAAGTTGAAAATTCGCATTTTTTGCTGACATGCGTAACGAGAATCCCATAAGCAGGGAGGACTTAATTCTTCATTAACCCATGCGTTGATATTATGTTTCAGCCGTTGAAGCATCAGCGGTGTTAATGTTGTGGTAATAATATCCAGCGTTTTATGTGAGATCTTACCGTAAGGGTCTGCAAGAATGCTGCTTGTTGCTTCGTTATTATCTGCCATCAGAAGAAGTAACTCTGATTTAACGTTTTCTGTCATTAGTTGTAAAAATCTTCTGCGCAAACTTTCTTTACTGTTCATTTATATGGCTTCATTTGTTGTAATCTGCTGCGTCTCAAGGGATATGTTTATGAGAGCGACCATGAGTGTTGGATTATATACCTAACATATCAAGGGATTAGAAATCGATAAATCCCCATGAACGAAAAAATAAAATACGGCCTGTCGGCTGCCGTTCTGGCGCTGATTGGTGCAGGTGCTTCTGCGCCTGAAATCCTCGACCAGTTTCTGGATGAAAAGGAAGGTAACCACACCACGGCATACCGTGATGGTGCGGGGATCTGGACCATCTGCCGTGGTGCCATTCTGGTGGATGGTAAGCCTGTTATTCCTGGCATGAAGCTGTCAAAGGAAAAATGCGACCGGGTTAATGCCATCGAACGTGACAAGGCGCTGGCATGGGTGGAGAAAAACATCCGGGTGCCGCTGACCGAACCCCAGAAAGCGGGGATCGCGTCATTCTGTCCGTACAACATTGGCCCCGGTAAGTGCTTCCCGTCGACGTTTTATAAACGAATTAATGCAGGCGATCGAAAAGGTGCCTGTGAGGCGATTCGCTGGTGGATTAAGGACGGTGGCAGAGACTGCCGTATCCGTTCAAATAATTGCTACGGTCAGGTCTCACGGCGTGACCAGGAGAGCGCGCTGGCGTGCTGGGACATCGACAGATAGCAGAATATTTTCCTGAAAAATGACGTTGGCCAACGCGGGTGGATAACACGAAATCCTGAAAACTGGTAAAACCTAAGTGAATAAAAGTAAAAACCCCGTTTGTTGGCAGCAAGCGGGGTTTTGTGTTTTCTGACCTTGAGTAAGGCAAGGGAGAAATTATGGGTAGGGAGGTACTTTCCCTGTGAGGAAGTATAAAAGATTCTTTCTGAGGTTGTCCATTATGAAAGGCATTGAAGTGGAGACGCCAGCCAGTCTGGATTTAACAAGAGCGGCAGCTTTTGCCATTCGTATTGTGGCCATTGCTGTTCTGGTCTGGGCAATCCGTTGGTGGTGATATGAACCGTGTTCTGTGTGTGGTTATCATTGTCCTGCTGGTGGCCTGTGGTGCGCTTAGTCTGGGGCTGAATCATTACCGTGATCACGCCATCATCTACAAAGAGCAGCGCGATAAAAAAGCCAGTGAGCTGGAGCTGGCGAACGCGACAATTACTGATATGCAGATACGCCAGCGTGATGTCGCTGCACTTGATGCCAGATACTCGAGGGAATTAGCCGATGCGAGAGCTGAAAATGAAACTCTGCGTGCTGATGTTGCCGCTGGTCGTAAGCGCCTGCGGATCAACGCCACCTGCTCCGGTACCGTGCGTGAAGCCACCGGCACCTCCGGCGTGGATAATGCAACCGGCCCCCGACTGGCAGACACCGCTGAACGGGATTATTTCATCCTCAGAGAACGGCTGATGGCAATGCAGAAGCAACTGGAAGGAGCACAGGAATATATCCGTACCCAGTGTATACCGTGATGTTTTGTTACGAAGGTGTTACTGGTAACGTTAAGGTAATTTAACAAAGAGTCAGTTCCGGACTTTATAGTGTGCTCAGTTCATGGCCAAAAACGATTTCTGTGATAAATATTTTGAATATTATTTACAGGTAAATGGAGTGGGGCACATGGATAGAAATATTACAATAGAGAATGAAGTATATGCCCGTATTGTATGGGCAGAGAAGGCAAAAACACGGTAATTCCGTGTGTTGCCATGATACCTGATTGGCAGAATAGTTGTTTGGTTTTGAGTATATAGTCAGCGTTTTTTGTTCAGTAATTGCTCCCTCAAAAAATAATAAAATAAGGTGATTATTTTTGTTTATTATTTAGTTTTTTTTGTGTGTTGTTTTATTGTTTTTGCGTGGTTTGTTTTTTATTGTTATTTCATTAAGGGAAGGTAAATTCAGGATGGCAGTCTGTAGATAATCGGAGGTCACTTATGCTACATGATCACGTGGCAGAATGTCTGGAGAAAAAAGGACTGTACCGGAGAGCAGCTGAACGATGGGCAAAAGTGATGGTACAGCTAAGTGATGACCAGAAAAGAAAAGTGGCGGCACAGAAACGAGCAGAGTGTTTGCGTAAGGCGCGCCGGACTCCGGTTTCACCGGTGAACCTGACCGAAATAAAACAAGCGGTCAACAGACTACATTCTGAGTTGGGAATGGGATTTGAAGAGCGGCGGGTATTCCGACGATATAAAGGGACAGGAGAACAGAATACGTCCGGAAACGCGCGGTCAAAAAAATGCTAAAAAATATCTGAGAGCGTTATTGCCTGTTACCATAAGAAAAAGCGACTTTAGTGGTCGCTTTTTGTGTCATATATAAGTCGTTTAAGTAAACCTGTCTGAACAGGTTCTCTGGTCGTGTTTGTCTTTGTTGGGTACAAATTGAGAATATTTTTCATTAATTAATCTTCTTCTGCAGGCTTCAATAACCCACGCTGAAAAATTTCCTGAACCTTTCAGATCAAGAGCGATGTTAATTTGTTCAATCATCTGGTTTGGAAATCGGATGTTGCGGGTTGTTGTTCTGCGGGTTCTGTTCTTTGATGACATAATGTTGCCCCATATTCAGTGTTGCTGATTTGTATTATCTGAAGTTGCTTTTACGTTAATTTGATGCAGATCAATTAATACGATACCTGCGTCATAATTGATTATTTGACGTGGTTTGATGGCGTAGATGCACGTTGTGACATGTAGATGATAATTATTATCATTTTGCGGGTCCTTTCCGGCGATCCGACCGGTTACGGGGCGGCGACCTCGCGGGTTTTCGCTATTTATGAAAATTTTCCGGTTTAAGGCGTTTCCGTTCTTCTTCGCCGTAACCTAATGTTTTTATTTAAAACACCCCCTGAAAAGAAAGGAAACGACAGGTGCTGAAAACGGGCTTTTTGGCCTCTGTCGTTTCCTTTCTCTGTTTTTGTCCGTGGAATGAACAATGGAAGTCAACAAAAAGCAGCTGGCTGACATTTTCGGCGCGAGTATCCGTACCATTCAGAACTGGCAGGAGCAGGGAATGCCCGTTCTGCGGGGTGGTGGCAAGGGTAATGAGGTACTTTATGACTCTGCCGCCGCCATAAAATGGTATGCCGAAAGGGATGCTGAAATTGAGAACGAAAAGCTGCGCCGGGAAGTTGAAGAACTGAGGCAGGACAGCGAGACAGATCTCCAGCCAGGGACTATTGAGTACGAACGCCATCGACTTACGCGTGCGCAGGCCGACGCACAGGAACTGAAGAATGCCAGAGACTCAGCTGAAGTGGTGGAAACCGCATTCTGTACTTTCGTGCTGTCGCGGATCGCAGGTGAAATTGCCAGTATTCTCGACGGGATCCCCCTGTCGGTGCAGCGGCGTTTTCCGGAACTGGAAAACCGACATGTTGATTTCCTGAAACGGGATATCATCAAAGCCATGAACAAAGCAGCCGCGCTGGATGAACTGATACCGGGGTTGCTGAGTGAATATATCGAACAGTCAGGTTAACAGGCTGCGGCATTTTGTCCGCGCCGGGCTTCGCTCACTGTTCAGGCCGGAGCCACAGACCGCCGTTGAATGGGCGGATGCCAGTTACTATCTCCCGAAAGAATCCGCATACCAGGAAGGGCGCTGGGAAACACTGCCCTTTCAGCGGGCCATCATGAATGCGATGGGCAGTGACTACATCCGCGAGGTGAATGTGGTGAAGTCTGCCCGTGTTGGTTATTCCAAAATGCTGCTGGGTGTTTATGCCTACTTCATAGAGCATAAGCAGCGCAACACCCTTATCTGGTTGCCGACGGATGGTGATGCCGAGAACTTTATGAAAACCCACGTTGAGCCGACTATTCGTGATATTCCGTCGCTGCTGGCGCTGGCCCCGTGGTATGGCAAAAAGCACCGGGATAACACGCTCACCATGAAGCGTTTCACCAATGGGCGTGGCTTCTGGTGCCTGGGCGGTAAAGCGGCAAAAAACTACCGTGAAAAGTCAGTGGATGTGGCGGGTTATGATGAACTTGCTGCCTTTGATGAGGATATTGAACAGGAAGGCTCTCCGACGTTCCTGGGCGATAAGCGTATTGAAGGCTCGGTCTGGCCAAAGTCCATCCGTGGCTCCACGCCCAAAGTGAGAGGCACCTGCCAGATTGAGCGTGCAGCCAGTGAATCCCCGCATTTTATGCGTTTTCATGTTGCCTGCCCGCACTGCGGGGAGGAGCAGTACCTTAAATTTGGCGACAAAGAGACGCCGTTTGGCCTCAAATGGACGCCGGATGATCCCTCCAGCGTGTTTTATCTCTGCGAGCATAATGCCTGCGTCATCCGCCAGCAGGAGCTGGACTTTACTGATGCCCGTTATATCTGCGAAAAGACCGGGATCTGGACCCGTGATGGCATTCTCTGGTTTTCGTCATCCGGTGAAGAGATTGAACCGCCTGACAGTGTGACCTTTCACATCTGGACGGCGTACAGCCCGTTCACCACCTGGGTTCAGATTGTCAAAGACTGGATGAAGACGAAAGGGGATACGGGAAAACGTAAAACCTTCGTGAACACCACGCTCGGTGAGACATGGGAAGCGAAGATCGGCGAACGTCCGGATGCTGAAGTGATGGCAGAGCGGAAAGAGCATTATTCAGCGTCCG